TGATTTTCTTATAGGCCTTGAGGCCGCACGAGTATTTCGAGCACTTTTCGCCCTTCATCCGCTGGAGCATCGCGCAGCTCTCTTTGAAAAAGCCCTTGATCTGGTAGTTCCAGAGTATCGGCCGGCCTTCCTTGTCGCGGGCGAACACTGTTGTGGTCTTTTCGTCGACTGCTTCCGCCCCAAGAGCTGCCACTTCTTCCTCGCGGCTCCGCGCGTCCGGCGCTTTCGAGGCGATAAACTCGCTATGGATTTCCTTGTTTGAATTGCCCGTCCCCAAAACAGGCTCGACAAATGTCAGTCTTACATGAATGTTCTTCATTTGGTTGTTCTCCTTATCCGTTCATAATCTCATTCATTTTTGCGGCAGTTGTCGGGACATCCGCAAAGTTTTCACCATCAACGCCCACCAGCAGGATAGTTCCGTAAAAGCTGACGCCCGCGATGGTGTAGGTTTCAATGTATCCGTCAACCTCCGCCTGTAATGCTTTCAGCTCGTTCGCAACCTCGATGTCCTCAAACATCCCGCCGGGCTTCTTGCGTATCGCCTTCATCTTTTTCTACCTCCTCATCCTCAATTACCCCATAGGGGCCGAAATCCGCCTTATACGGCCTGTGTTTCATTTGCTCCTTAGCCCTGTAGGGTATCAGCCAGTTCGCGCCGTCTACGGGGCTGTTCTGCGACCGGTTCACCCGCCTCAGCCAGCGGGCCAGCTTGTCGCGATCGTGTGATGTCTGGTGCTTAGTGCTCGTTGTGCTCACTCCTTTTTGCGATCCTCTTGTAATCAAATCTGGACATGTCCCAATCGTCTTTATAGGCCAGGAATGTCAAAATCAAAGCCTGACACAGGTCATTGTCTCCGTATTTCCGTGACAGCTCATTGGTGTCATCAATCAGTGCCGTCACTGCGTCATCGTCCTGCATGTCCGAGTGATAATGTTTTTTAATGTGTGCCCACAAGTCTTTACAGAACCCCCAGAGCACCACGAGTTCGTCAGAATGGGATTTCTGTGTCATAATCTCCGTCCTCCGTTATCAGCCCCGAGACTTCCGGCTCCCATCCGAGCGTCCAGTCAAACACTCCGTTAAGCTCGGATATCCTCTTGGATGACTGCTGGAACCACAGCGGGATTCCGTCATAGTCCACTCGGCCATTATTGCGGTTTTTAAGCACCCGGAGGATCCTGTCGCACCCGTCGTCTTTCGGCGAGGTGTAATGCAATACCAGGTGTGCGAGGTTTGTTATGTTCGCGCTTCCGGCCACATCGTCATTGTCGAGCGTATCCTTCCCGAATGACTTCTTGCGCGGATGCACAACCAGAATTATCAGCACGTTGTACATAGCTGCCATTCTTACAAGCTCCGACACAAAAACGCTTTGCTGCCTGTACAGGTCGCTTTGCAGGTCGTCTGTCATGGCCGTCATCAGATTGTCGATGATGAGCACCCGGCACTGATACTGCACGATTGCGCATTTGATGGTATCCAACAGGGCCTCGTCTTCCGCATCGCCCTTCCTGCGCAGTTCGTCGTTGCTGTACAGAAAAGCTTTGTCCTTGTACCACTGCTCCATCCGCTCGAGCGATTTGTCCATCGCGTAGTAGTACTGGTAGCCGTTTTCCGTCTGGCCCTTCGCGATATTCCGGTTTCCGGCAACCTGCCGGTCGAACCAGTCGCGGAACTGCGTGTCCGGAAGCTCGCCGGAGTAGAAAAAGGTTTTGTATCCGGCCTTAATCGCGAAGATCCCGAACTGCGAGGCAAGTGTTGACTTCCCTTTTCCGCGCTCACCAGTGAGGATTACCAGATTTTTCATGAAAAACCCGCCCGTCATCTGGTCGAGCTGACCGATGCCCGTCCCGATCCGCTCCATGTCCGCGAGGTTTTCGCGCCGGACGCTCGCAAGCGCCTTTACTTTCGGGTTCTCCACCGGCACGGCATTTTCGACCGCATTCTGTACAGCGCCGGGGCCGTGCTTTATGAGCAGCTCGTTTGCATCCTTACAGCCAAGGTAATCATCCGGGTGCACGTGCTTGACGGTTCCGTGAAAGCGCTGGGTCATTTCGTCGAGCAGTGTGATGTGGCCGTGCTCATGGTCTCCGAACACTATCAGCGTGTTGTATTTCTCCAGGAAGTCCCAGCAGTACGGCACCCACGTGAAGCCCTTCGCGCCGGTCGGTACGCTTACGGCGTTCTTTATTCCGGCTTGTGTGCATGACAAGCTGTCAATCTGTCCTTCCGTCAGTACCAGCGTTTTCACTTCCGGGTCGCATTGCTCCATTCCGAACAATATCGGCTTGCAGTTCGACAGGCACCATTCTTTACTCTGCCCCTCTTTCGGCGCGGTGTTGCGATACTTAATAAACTGCATTTCTCCGCCCTCGTCGAAGAACGGGAACACAATGATCGTTTCGTCATCCTTGTAGGTGGTGATGTGGTATCTCTCTGTCACGTCCGGGCTAATGCCGCGCCCTACCAGGTACGCAACCGCTCCCGCCTTCGTCTCTGGCACCGGATACCTTCTCAGGCTTCTGTATGCTCTTTCCGGTCGATAGTATTCGTCTGCATCCCGCCCGAGTGAAAAGCCAAAATCCTTGGCCAGCCGGATCATGTTCCCCTTGACTCCGCACGTGGCCCTCTTGCAGTTGAACTGTCCCGTCTCAAGATTGATTGCGAACGTGTTCCGGTCCCGCGTTGTCCCTCTGCAGTATGGGCACTCTTTCGTGATCAGCTCCCGGCCGTTGTTCCGATGGATCCCGAGGTGCTGTTCCTTCACAAACCGGATCGCGTCCTCTGGATCGAATTTATAGATGTTCAATTTTTGTTCCTCCCCTGCTCCCGAAGGGGGTTTTATATTTTTCTTTTAATGAGTGTCTATAAGTGTATCTATATATGTTTATATCTATGTGTAACCATCTGGTTACAGGTACCTGTTACCATCTCGTTACACCCCCCTGTAACCATTTGGTTACACCCCCTGTAACCATTTGGTTACACGTACAATTTTTGGGTTTTCAGATTTCCCGGTCCCAATATTGAACATCGTTGATCGAGATGTCCGCCGCCTGCCCCCTCCGCCGATCGACGGAGAGGACGCCCATCTTTTCCAGATCGGACACGGCCAGCGTGACCCGCTCCCGGGTGTGGCCGATTGCTTTCGCCATTCCGGCCAGTGAGATGTATTCGGAATACTTATTCCAGCCGTATGTCTTGCGGATGATGTACAGCAGGATCTTGTACTGCATGGGGGTAAAATGGTTTTGGGCGGAAAACAGCGCCTCAAGTATTTCGTGCGGAACGCGTGTATACTCACTCTTTTTATCCATAGTCGCCCCGCTCCAATCTCTCCTTTAAGTCTCTGTATAGCAGCTCCCGAATGATCCGTCCGGACGTCTCCGCCTTGCAGAAGACCGGTGTGATGCCGTATCTGGCCGTCCATGCTGTGACGGAAGCCAGGAACGCATTCGAGTTGTACCGGCTCCGGTATCGGTGATTGAGGATTGTTTCAAACGAGCAATTCTCGACCAGAAGGAACACCCGGCAATTTTCACTGACGGCCCGCTCCATTTCGCGCTGGAAGCGCTCGCGGCTCCGAGTGAAGCATCCGGCCAGCTCGTCAGCGCTCATTTTGCGCTCGATCACACACACGGGATGGACGGAATGGTTGCCATCAACCCGCACCGACCGGCTCCCGCCCGGGAGCGTTACGTCCCCGCAATAGTCTCCGTATCGGAGAGTCTCGCGCCCGATCGGACAGCCGATAGCATCAAAGCGCTCTTTGGCTCGCGGGGTGTTCTGCTCCCGGGTGTCAACGATGACCCGGAAGGATTTCAGAGCCGCCTGGATTTCAAGCGCATCCATCAGAACGGAATTTCTTCTTCGGCGCCGTCCGGAATGGACATCATGCCGTCGGGAACGGTGGCGGAAACGGGAATGGAGCCGGCCTTGACAAGCTTGTCATTCGGGAGCTTGCCGGCCTTTCCGTTGCGGACGTCATCAGCAACGCAGGTCCAGTACAGACGGGTGTGATCGTAGACCTGTCCGTTGTAAGTCGACTGTTCGATCCGCATCTTTCCGCCGATGAGCTTCCCTTTCAGGGTTTTGATATCGCCGCCAAACACAAAGCCGTTGTTGCTGTCTTCGAGGTCAGCAAAAAAGCTGTTCCAGTTTGTCCAAACCCATTCCTCGCACTCGTCAGAGGGGATATTGAGGCGGAATGTGGCGTCATTGGGCCACTTCTTGTCTTCGTTCGTGTTGCTCTCATACTGGTTGTTGTAGATGCCTGCATATTCGCCTTCCGCGATGTCAAAGATGATTGTGAGATGACTTCCGGAGCCGTTCTTGTTGGCTTCCTCCCGGGCGCCTAAGATTTTGAGCACGTAGGCAGCTTTCGGGAGCTGCTGGAAGGTTTTGCGGCGGTTGTTTTTGTTATAGGTTGGTAATGCCATAGTTATTTTTCCTCCTCTAATTTTTCGATTGCGTCGTCAACGGCGTTGTGCAGCATCGGTACGAGCTGGTCGAGCGACCATCCGAACATCATTTCGCTTTTGACTGCGTCAATTATTGTCATCATTAAACGCTCTGTAATTTCAATTTCGTGTGCCATCAGAAGTCCTCCAGCGCCTTGATCACAACCATGATGTCATTCTCGCACTCGTCCGTTTGGAAAGCTCCGAGCGGAACCTTGCAGGTGCTCCCGTCCGCTGACAGAATGAACTTGTATTTCCCATCCTGCCGGACCGACCAGATCACTGTCGTCATTTTTGACTCGAGCACGAGCTTCTCGAGCTTCCGGCCGTTGGTCTTGATGCGGGTGCGGACAATGCCGTTTTCGTCGGAAATGGTCTCAGAATGACACAGAATAATCACGGTCAGATCGTCCCGCATATCCAAGCACTGATTGATGATTGACCAGCCATTTTGTGCGAGGTCTGACCACGCGCTCCGTTTGTCGCCGGACTGCATGGCGAGGATCCGCATCTCCTCCGCCACCATAAGGCCGTTAAGGGTGTCAATCACAACGTATTTGATGTGGCGGAATTTCTCGTCATCGTTAATCTTCCGCAGGATGCTCGACACAATAGAAAAGCTGTCTGATGCCCAATAGTTGGTTTTTTCGGCGGAAGAATAATACTGTTTCCGCCATCCCTTCCAATTCAGCCCCTTCTTGTCAGCGTCAATGTAAAACGTTTCTTCCGGCGGGAGGTTGCGCATTGCGGTGGTCTTACCGCTTCCGCTCTCACCCATCACTCCGATTACCTTAGACATGTTAACCTCCTTATTCTCGCTCTCTGTTCCGCCACTCCAGATACAGCGCCTGCCGGAGCTGCTTGCGTGCGATCTCAAAATGCGGATCGTGTATGACATCCGCGCTGTCGTCCATCGTGCTAGACTGGTAAACGCCTATTGTGATGGCCTCATCAAAAGCATCAAAACCGACAATGTGCACCATGGCGGAAGAATTCGACGCGTAAATTGTGGCGGATGTCTCTGCGCCCGGGCGCTGATAAGTTTCGTTCAGCTCCCAGACAAGCCGCACCGTTTCTTCCAATTCCGCGAGTGTACAAGCGATGCGGGGTATGCTATAATTACTGTGTTCTTCATTTGTCCCCCGTTTTGGCGCCCCAAGAGCCGGACGGGGGTTTTCTTTTGCAGTCATGCGGTCGCGTCTCCTTTCATCGCGCGGTAGGCAATAAATGCATCCTGCGCCTCCGCGTTGTCCTTTTTTTCCATCAGGGTGGCAATAGTCACTCCGACCTCTTGGGAGACAAATTCCCAGTTGCGGCCCGCGTCACGGAGCGCCCACACCTTGCCCCAGTCGATTTTCTTCGGAGCGGTCTTTTTCGGTTTTGCTTCCTTTTTCGGCTTCGGCGGGTCATCTGTTTCCATCTTTCCGACAGGCTTCGCCTTGATGCTCCCCTCGAAGCAGATGACGCCGGAAAGCAGATCGTCAAGATACATCGCCTGCCGGTCCGTCCAATCACCGCCGGCGCCGGGAACCAAAACGGGCACCGGCACGCCCTCGTTGATGAGTTCCAATGCTCTTTCGAGCGTGATCTGTTTCAGCAATTTCCTTTCCTCCTTTACCTCTTTTAAGCACTGCTTAAAGCACCAAAACCCGCCGTCATTGTCCGGCCATTGGTGCCGGCAGCTATCATAGCCAAAAGTGCCGCCCGGTCTCATCTTCAATCATCTCCCAGCGCACCGATGCATCTAGAACCTGTGGCCCTTTTCTCCGTCTCTGCCGCGCTTTCCGCTCCTGTCGCAGGCGGAGATTTTCCGCAATGTCTGATTCGATGATGCCGGTTACAATTTCGAAAATGGCCGTTGCTACAGCCGCAAACATTACTGCCGCAAGCGCGATTTCGAGCACGTCTGCATCCGTGAAGCAAAGCTGTACCACCACCGTCAAATTCCCGGCGGC